TAGATAGGGGCAAACCAATAAGGATTAAACCTATGTCGGAGTTAAACAGTCGTTATTATATGCTAAAATATAAAGATGATAATGACTATTATAACGAGTTGTATAAAAAAAGATATAACGAAGGATACGGCAGCAGGATGTTTGATAGTGAATACGAATTTTCAAAAGAAACAGAAAACGTAGAATTAATTTTCGCACCAACACCATTGGTCGGCTATGCAGGGGAGGTAAAAGTTTATAGCACTATATTTAAACAAACAAATTCGCTAGAGGAAACTATTGATAGTGTTATCAGAATATTAGTAGCAAAGAAAATAACAGGAGTGGCAAGTTACAATATCCTAGATGGTGCGACTGTATTAACAAGCCAAACTGTTTACGGTTATGCAGGACATTTTAATGACCCTGATGCAGTAGCAAATGATTTAAACTTTGGAGCAACACAAGAACTATTTTTTACATTGGTAAGTGGCGCTTTAAATGTTAATCAGTTCAATGTTTATTATAGTCCTTATATGGCAGAGATTACAGATAAGGATAGCAGATTATTAACTTGCAATGTAAAGTTAACCGATGTAGATATATTTAATTTAAACTTTGCTTCATTTAAATACATTGATGGCGGTTTGTATAGATTAATTAAATTAAATGATTACACACCTGAAGCAAACGATACAACGAAGGCGGATTTTTTAAGGGTAATAAATAAAGAATATTAAAATGGCAAAACAAGTATTAGCATTTGAGATAACAACGGATTCAAAACAAGCAGAAGCATCGGTAGGTTCTTTTAAAAAACAATTAAGAGAAGCCAACAATGAATTGCTTAAAATGGCTTCGCAGTTTGGGGAAACATCAAAGGAAGCTATTAATGCAGCAAAGAAAGTAGCAGGATTAAAGGATGCCATCGGTGATGCAAAAGCACTAGCAGAAACATTTAACCCCGATAAAAAGTTTGTTGCTTTAGGTGGTGCGCTACAAGGTGCAGTAGCTGGATTTAGTGCCTTACAGGGTGCTATGGGTTTATTTGGTGCAGAGGGTAAGGACGTAGAAAAAATGATGCTAAAGGTACAAAGTGCAATGGCATTGCAGCAAGGGATAAGCGGCATATTTGATTCGATAGATAGTTTTAAATTATTAGGAGGGGAAATTAAAGGTGGAGTGGTAAAGGCATTTGGTAGTCTAAAGGCTGCCATTATATCAACTGGAATAGGGTTATTAGTTATAGCCATAGGTCTATTAGTAGCAAACTTTGATAAGATTAAACCTGTTATTGAAAGAATGATTGGGCCGCTAAAGAATGTTGCTGATTTCTTCGGTAAAATGATTGATGCAGTTACTGACTTTTTAGGTGTAACAAGTGAAGCAGACAGGGCAATGGAATCGCTTAATAATAAAACCAATGAAAGAAATAAAACAATAGACCAGCAATTGAAAATACTTGGTGCAATGGGTAACCAAGAGGGTGCAATGCACAAACTAAAGCAAGAGCGTGCAGCTTCCGAGGTTGAAATGTTATTGCAAAAAACAAATAGAACACAAGAGGAAAACGATAAAATAATAGATTTAAATACTCAAAGAACAGTTAATGAAATTGAAAATAATAACAGAATACAAAAAAATAGGGAAGATTTAGCAAAGAAAAATGAAGCAGCAAGGTTAAAAGAAGAAGAAAGATTAAAAAAACAAAAAGAACTAGAAGATAAATTAAGATTAGATACTTTTATTGCAAAACAAAAATTACAAGAAGCCGATGCACAATATTTAAAAAACCAAGAAGCTGACGATATTGCCTCTGAAAAAGCTGAAAAAGAGAAAAAAGATAAAGTTAAAAAAAGCCAAGAAGAAATAAATGCTCATTTTTTTCAACTTAGATTAAAAAACCTTCAAGATGTTCAGGCGAATGCAGATAAAGAAAAAGAAATTGATAGGGCAAAATTAGCTGCAAAAATGGAATTTATAGATGCGGTAGGAGGAGCATTAAACGCATTAGGTAGCCTATTTGAAAAAGATACGGCGGCAGCTAAAGCATTAGCATTGGCAGAAATAGCGATAGGTGTAGCAAAAGGTTATATTAATGGTTTAAATATTGCGCAAAAAAGTGCAGCAGGAACAGGACCAGCGGCGGCATTTGCATTTCCTATTTTTTATGCAAGTCAAGTTGCAGCAGTTTTAACGGCTGCTGGAAAAGCAAAAGGTATATTGTCATCTGTTAAAGGTGGTGGCGGTAGCATTAATACTTCTGCACCTTCAATTGCAGGTGTAACAGCACCAATTAAATCACAAGCAGAAACTACAACATTATCCGCTTCATCAATTAATCAAATAGGTGTAGCTAGTTCAAGGGCATTTGTATTGGAAACTGATGTAACTAATAACCAAGAAAGAATACAAAGATTAAATCGCGCTGCGAGAATCAATTGAGTATAAATTAAACAACTAATTTTAAATTATATATTATTAATATGAAATTGCCTATTTACGATTTAATAATTAATCAGGATGAGAATAACGATGCAGAGGTTTCATTTGTGGCTTTGGTTGATTCACCTGCAATTAAAAAGGACTTTATTGCATTTAATGAGGAATTTATAAATCCATCAAAGGGAGAACAAAAGGATGAATTTTTAAGTCGTTGTATTAGCTATGTAGTTAATGAAGGTAAAGAAACAGAACAAGCAGTAGCGATATGTAATAGCTTATGGGAGCAACACTTTGAAGAAAAACCAATGGCATTTGCTATTCAGTCAGAAAGCGAACATATTATTACTGGCCCGTTAATGATTCCGCAACAATTAATTTATAGAAATTCAGAACAGTTTGGTGAGCATTATGTAAAGTTCTCGGTTGATACTATCAAACAAATTGCAATTAAATTTAGCAAAAAGGGATATCAAAAGAACGTTAACGTTATGCACGAAGCAGATATGCAAGTTGAAGGGGTAACAATGTTCGAAAGTTTTATTAGTGATTCTAAACGTGGTATTAAGCCGATGGAAGCATTTAAAGACCTACCTGATGGCACTTGGTTCGGTAGTTTCTATGTTGAAAATATGAAGGTTTGGGAATTAGTAAAATCAGGTGAAGTAAAGGGATTTAGTGTTGAGGGGATGTTTGATTATGAAGCACCATTGTCGGATGACCAAAAGCAATTAGCAGAATTAAGAGAAATTTTAAACAGTTTTTAAAAATCAATATAATAGTAATATGGAAGCAAAAGAAATTTTACAAAAAGTAAAGCAATATTTTAATGAATTAGCTGCTGCCCCTGAAGTTATGGCTGAACCAATTGCAGAACCTACCGAATACGAATTAAAGGATGGCGGTAAAGTCATGATTGATGTTCTTGAAGTTGGTGGTATCGTAATGATTGATGGTAGTGCTGCACTTGCTGGAGAAGCCGAATTAGCAGATGGTACAAAAATGACTATCGGAGATAACGGGGTTATTACTGCAATATCAATGCCTGATGAACCAATGGAACAACCTATCGTTGAAGATATGGGAACAAAGTTTGCTGCATTCGAAACATTAACATCAGAAAAGTTTGCTAATTATGAAATTAAGTTTTCTGCATACGAACAACGTTTTGCTGACTACGAAGTTAAAATGAAGAAAGCAAATAAAGTAATTGACGAACTTTTGAAATTATCAACTTTACTTGTGGAAGCACCAGTACAAGCACCTGATAGTTCAGTAAGAACATCAAACACTTTTAAAGATGTAGAAGAAAAAAGAACACTAAATATTTTATTTAACTAAACAATTATAAAAAAATGGCATTAGCTTTTAGCGGATTATCCGCATACACAAAACAACTTGTTAAACCACTTCTTACTAGTGCTGTATTTGACGCAAAAACACAACAGTTAATTCTTGCAAGCGGTATCGTTATACCAAATGTAAAAAGTTCTGTTGCAATCCCTTTAATGGAAACCGATGCAGTATTTGCTGCACAGTCTTGTTCTTTCGATGCAAGTGGTACAACTACTTTCTCTCAACGTTCAATTACAGTTGGTAAAATTAAAGTAGAAGAGAAGATTTGTCCGAAGGATTTAGAAGCGTACTTCACGCAAGAAGCGCTCAAAGCAGGGTCTACATATGAGGACTTTGGTAATGCAGATTTCCAAAAAGCATTCTTAGATAAAAAGAATTTACGTATTGCTTCACAACTTGAAACCGCAATATGGCAGGGAGATGCAACTGGTGCAACTGCAAACACTAATAAATTTGATGGTCTACAAAAATTGATTGCTGCTGGTTCACCAGTACTTGCAAACGTATCAGGTTACACAGGTGTAACAGGTTCTCCGATTGTAACCGTAAATGCTTCAAATATTATCGCTGCAACTGAAGGTATCTACAAAGCTATCCCTGTTCAAGTTTTGAGCAAAGGTGATGTAAAGATTTTTGTTGGTAACGATTGGTATCGTTTGTTGATTCTTGCTTACAGAGAAAAAAATATGTTCTCTTATAATCCACAAGATTCACAAGCTGCTTCATTTATCTTGCCTGCAACTAACGTTGAAGTAGTAAGTGTAAATGGTTTGAATGGAACTGGTGATGCTTATGCAATCAGTCTTTCTAACATGGCTATGGCGGTTGATTTGGTTGACGAAGAAGGGTCATACAAACTTTGGTATAGCGAGGACAACAACGATGTACGTTATCGTGTAGAATTTAAAATGGGAGTAAACGTTGCCTTCACTAACGAAGTAACTTCTTTCATCGCTGCAATTTAATTTTCTAACATAGGGAGGTGGTTCGCTATCTCCCTATTTAATATTTATATTTTATGGCTTGTGCAATCGTAAGCGGATATACAATAGACTGTCGGGAATCAGTTGGGGGAGTTGACGCAGTTTTTTTCGCAGAATTTGGAAACGTAACAATAGCGGATGCTAGTGGTATTGTTACAGGAATTACAAAAGCAGCAGGAAAGAAATTCTTTAAGTTTGAAATACCTACTAAATCAAGTGCAGTTGCTGCAAGCAATCCTACTGGTTCTATTGAGAATGGTACTTTGTTTTTTGAACAAACTTTAGATTTCCCTATTAATAAAAGAGATGCCACTACAAGGAATATCATAACTACTTTATCAAAGAATAAAATTGTTGCGGTTACACTTGATAAAGATGGCACTTACAGAATGTATGGTAAACAATTCGGAATGTATTTAGCTGCAAGCACAGGAACAAGTGGTGCTGCTGCTGCTGATGCACAGGGTTATATGCTGAAGTTTGAAGCAAGTGAAAGGGAAGATTTCTTTGAAGTTACAAACGCACTAGGTTTGCTCTTAACTACTGCTGGATAACAATTCTTAATATTTAATTTATGCCCCGACCGATGAAAGTCGGGGTTTTTTCTTATGATAAATTTAACGAAAGGACTTACCGAAACAATTTATTTTACAGGTACTGAAAAGGCTACTATTGCAAACCCTTTTTTTTTATTTGTGTTTATCCACAGGGTTACCCTTGATGTTGTTAAGTTAATGGCAACAAATCAGAGTATAACTGGTAGATACGATAGTTTTGCATTTACGGTTAACAACTTTTTTGATTTAAAGGAGGAGGGATTTTATAGTTATAAAATTTATCAAAAAGTATTGGTAACTGATTTCACAGTAGCAGGAGTAGTGGTTGAGGAAGGGTTTATGTATCTTAATCCATCAACTGCATTTGAACCAACTAAATACGAAGAACAAAACAATAATTTCGTTACTTATGAATTATAATAATATTATCACAGTTAAATTCGCACAAGCGGAGCAACCTAGATTTGAAGAAAAGAAAGGTAAAGGATATATTGAATTTGGTATTAATAATAATTACCCTGATTATTTGATAGG